GTTCGATAAGGTACTCGTGACCCTTCTGGGCGAATCGGCGACGCTCCTCAGTGTCAAGGTAGACATAGTTGGCCCACACCTTGAAGGTGCCGGTGTTAAGGAAGGTGTCGAAGTTGGACGCGAGGTCAATATCAATGCGCACCTCGTGGTACTGCAGAGCAATTAGTGGCAAATAAAGTCCTGGATTCCTGTTGAAGAAGAAAATGAGGGGTAAATAGACAGTCTTACCGCTCTTGCCAGTAGTCATCTTACCCCAGTTGAGCTTCTTGGACTCGTCAAGGTAGAGCTCGGAGTACATGCGCCACCACTTCTGGTAGTGCTTGTCAATGCGCTGGCCACCAATCGATAACTCGACGTTGTTGATCGCACGCTCAGCGACCCAGCAGTTGTCGGCAACGAGGTTGGAGGTGGAAGTGTTGGAAGTCGCCGACTCAAGCTCGATGTACATGTCACCGACGAGATCACCGTTACGGGCAACGGTCACGGAGACGCGGCCGGAGTTGGCGGCAGTACCGTTGACGGTCTGCTCGATGTTCTCCATCGCGAAGTTAGTGTGGCGCTTGTATTTGGCCTGGAAGAAAGTTACCTCAGGGTTACCAGTAAGGTAGACATCCTGGGCACCGTACGCTACGAGTTGCATAAGACCACCGGCCATTTTGAGAGTTGTTGTACTATAAGCAGAGAAAATAATTTCAACTAAATGCGCATTTCCGAACCCCAAAAAATATCAGTGTACAACAAATGTCGACACACCCTGATGAAAATGAGAGTGAAATTGAGGATGGTGAAATTGTCACAGACGATGAACTTTCCATGACGGAGGACGAGGAACCTATTGAGGAATTCGAAGATGAGGGTGGTATTGATATCGCAGAACTCATGACTTCCCTCATGGCTACGGATGAGGGTGACACGGTATGTTCCGCCCTCGTCAATATTGCAAATCAACTTCAAACACAAAATAAAATTCTTATAAAGATGCTCAGTAAAATTAATTCGGCTTAAGGATAAAAATGTAGATATTCTAAATGAGAGAAACTCACTTCATTGATAAGAATCCCAATATATATGAAGCACTCACCGAGCTTCAGAAACGGAACGTTCAATCAATGAATGAAGAACAGGTACTGAGAATTATCGAAGACTTTGAATTTAGGTGGTATCTCCACGATGCCGAAAATTACAACATATGTTTGGAAAGAGCAACTAAATTGGGATATCATCAGTTTATTCACCCTGATAATTTTAACGAGAATGGCATTCCGAAACCCGACCAAATTGATATTATGGCGATTCGCGGCATCAAGAATCGTATGATTAACTTCCTAATCCAACTGAACAATCATGTTCAAGCTCGCATGAAAGAGTTTAACAACGATGAAGAATTGTCAGTGAACAAACGAATTAATAACATCATCATGCAGATTGAAGATGGGTTCGATAATGTTCGACGCCATCAGATTTCTTATGAACGGACTGTTGCTCCTACAGCTCTTCCACAAGTGAGTATTTATACCGACCCTTCTACAATGGACGAGGAAGAAATCGAAAAGTGTATTCCGCTTCAAAAATGTCTCATGCTTACCTTGAAAGAGGCATATAAGGCTGGATACAGACGATACAAGGGTCAGTGCTGTGAGGAAATCAAAACTGTGGATGGATGTTGTACCAGAGCATGGAACCCAATCTTCACAATCGAGGAGTTTGTGTATTCCTTACCGAAAAAGGAGAGTAACTTCACGAATTGGAAAAACTTTACGAGTAAAGGTTCTATATTTCGAGATGTGATTGATAACATTTCGAAGTGTGTAGATGCTCAGTTTCCTGAGATTAAGAAGAGGCGTCATGTATGGTCATTTAAGAACGGTATATTTGTGGGTAAGGAGTGGATTCCGGATCGCGGTGTCTACGACTGTAGCTTTTACCCGTATAAGAGTGACAAGTATGCATGCCTTGACCCGAGTATCATCGCCTGTAAGTACTTTGATCAACAATTCGATGATTTCTCTCATATTGAAGATTGGACGAAAATTCCTACGCCTTACTTTGATTCCATTTTGAAGTATCAGAAGTTTGAAGACGAAGTGTGCAACTGGGCGTACGTGATGGGTGGTCGTCTCTGCTTCGATATTGGCGAACTTGATGGATGGCAGATTATCCCATTCTTCAAGGGAATCGCTCGATCTGGTAAATCAACTCTCATAACCAAGGTATTTAAGAAGTTCTATGAGAATGAAGATGTGGGTACACTTTCTAATAACATCGAGAAGAAGTTTGGTCTCTCAGCGATCAAAGATTCATTCATGTTCATAGCGCCAGAGGTAAAAGGTGATCTTGCACTCGAACAGGCTGAGTTTCAATCAATCGTTTCTGGTGAAGATGTGTCTATAGCAGTTAAAAATAAGACTGCCGTGTCTATCGAATGGAAGGTGCCAGGAGTATTAGGTGGCAACGAAGTTCCAAACTGGAAAGACAACTCGGGGTCAGTACTCCGTCGTATCCTTCCATGGAATTTTGGTAAACAGGTACAGGACGCTGACCCCCAACTCGATGAGAAGCTCAATGTGGAATTACCTATCATTCTGTTGAAGTGTGTGCGCGCGTACCATGACTATTCCAATAAGTATAGGAACAAAGATATTTGGAATGTTGTTCCAGCTTACTTCAAGCAAATCCAGAAGCAAGTGGCGATGGTCGCGAGTAGCCTCACCAACTTTCTGGAATCAACCTATATCGTATTCGGTGATGATCTTTTCGTTCCACAGAAAGAGTTTGTCGCCAAGTTTAACCAACACTGTAGTGAGAACAAATTGGGTAATCACAAGTTTCATTCAGACTTTTATGCGGGTCCATTCAGTTCTAGGGAAATCGAAGTTCGTGTCGAGACTGTGAAGTACAAGGGTAGGGTGTGTAAAAATCAGCCTATCATTTACGGTCTAGACATCGTGACCGATGACTTGACATACACAGACGATAATTAAAAAAAATATTAACCTTTAGTAATATGAGCCAGAGGATCAAAGAATTTGTTAGTCAATCTGGAGTAGAAGTTCAAAGTCCGAACTCGAATTCTAACAACGAGTTTGCGAAAGAACTTGAAGATATGTTAATTCGTAAAGAGCGTATGCGCGCCGCTGGATTTCGTACACCCCCACGCCCAGTTCGTCCAGTACCAACTAGACAAGTGCAAGTTCCTCGTCGCCTTCAACAAAACCTTATAAATAATAGGTCATACGACGATGCTTCACCATTTAAAAATGAATTCAATGATGTAAATGAAGAGAAAATAGTCGAATCACTTCAATTCAGTAAGTTCAATCCAGGAATGTTCAACGCAACTGTGGATTCTGGATTTGACCAGAAACAAACTGTAGTTGATCTTAAAAAAATACTCATGAACAGACCTCTTCCTAGAACATCCATTGGTGAAGGTCTTTATATAGACACAAAGGAAATAAAGGGTATTTATGGACGATTTAAGACTGGATTCTCCCACACTAGGGAGACTGGACCTAAAGGTGGTTTAAATAATAATTTTTTCACCGTGCAACTCATGTTGAATATATCCAATGATAATGAGAGTAAAGGAGCCACCGTAAACATCTACCGAAATGGAAAGATTCGTTTCTCTGGTGGTTTTGTCGGCACAGACATCGCCAACCAACCCGAACTTATCCGCCGTTTCATCGTTGACTCGTACACGGAGAGGCAACAATTTTTCTATAACCCTTTCACCTACAACAATCTGAGTGGTCAATTTAGGATCAATGGGGTATTCAAGAATATGAAGTCAATCGCACTGAAAGAGGGATCCTCTTATGAACCTGAGCTTTCTCCTTTCCTATACATGCCGATTGAGAATATGACTTTAATTTTATCCGTGAGTGGTAATGTTCAGGTCGTGGGTGCGAAAAATCCTGGTGAAATGTTAAAGGGATACGACACGGCTAAGAATATACTAGAGAGACTGAATAAGGAAAATCAGATTACTGTGACTGGTAAGTTTGACGAGGGTGTCAAGGCGAGAGCCGCTCCCAAAGCCAAAGCCAAAGCCAAAGCCAAAGCCAAATCTCCGAAACGAAAATACACGAAAAAGTCATTGACCCAAAATCAAGCAAATGCTCTCATGATCAACTCCAAAATGTGCACGCGTATGAAAAAACCCGAACTCGTCAATCTCGCACGACGCATGGGTGTGGTAAATTTCAGAATTACCACGAGAGAGGGATCCCGTATGGCAACCAAAGATGAAATTTGTGCTAGAATAAAAAACAAGACTGGAAAGAAGAATGTCACGTTCAAAAACACAAACAAAAATAAGACTGTATCACTCACAGGTGCCAGTAACACATTCCGGGTCGGTCGCAAACTTTGTACCGATCTTAACAAAAATGAACTTCTTCGTATCGCCGCCATACTCAAAATTAAACTCGATGATAAAGAAACTAAAATGACCATCTGTAAGAAAATTGAAAAGGTTCGAAACAATCTGGGTAAACCGAAACCCCCTTCTCTCCCCAAACCTACGAAAGCGCAGGTGCGAAAAGTGGTTGCGAAGACTAAGAGTAACACCAAAAAAATTGAGGTTATGAAAAAAAGAGGACTCGACGAGAATTCAATTCGCAGGGACATCACCAAACTTTACGGTGATAAATGGATGAAGCGATATAAACCCAATCTCAACCAAGATGTGCGTAACATGAAGTCGGCTCTCAATGCCATCACCAGGGGTAATAAGATGGGTGTCCCCTTCAAGAAGAACATAAACGAGATGAAGAAGAAAGTTGTCAGTCAGTGGAAGATGGAGAGAAAGAGGGAACTCGAGAGAAACTATCTCATGAAGTCTGTGAACGTCACTGGCATTCCCCTCAATTTGAGGAACGATTATCGCCGCGCAGCAACCAGTTACGTTATGAACCAAAACAACCCCCCATCAAATAAGAAGATGGCGGACTACAGAAAGTACTGGTTAAAGTTTAGATCCAATATCAGGGCAAATGGGAACGCACTACGAACTGTTGGGGCGGCTCGAGCTCGGGTTGAAACGTTATAATCATGGGGTACGAGTCGACGATGATACACGAACTTGGGGAACACCAAAAGATTCGTGGATGGAAATGGCGAGAGAAGAGCTTTTAGATGCGGTTATTTACGTGGTGGCGGATTATATAAGATCGTGTGAAGAACGTGGTGAGAACGATGATAACGAACTCATCATGAAATACGCAGACGATCTCAAACTCATAAAGAGTGAAAAACATCGGTTAATTTTATGGAATCTCAAGTATATGCTAGATGGGGATTTGCTCGGCTAATTGATTGCACGTATTAAATGCGGTGAGACACATCACAGTGACTGAAAACTGGAAAATAGCTTGTTCCCACATTCTAAGAACACAAAATGGTACTATCATGAGCCCTGCACACGTACCATGAAACACTACAACTCCTATTGATGCTGGGTGTTCGGTGTGTAGAGCACCCGTCGTAGATACTATCAACACAAAATTGATAATATCTATTGTTCTTCTAAAAAGAGCCAAATTTATACCAGATGAAATCACGAATATATACGCTAGAGCACGCGCAACGGGGTGATATTCTATTAAAAATCTGAAACGTGGTTGTATAATTTCGGGGGGTGGTTCTGGAGGTTCCGGTGGTGGAACCTCTTGGTTAAATGCTATAGCGACGGAACCATCTGGCTTTTCAACAATCAGATGTCTGGATTCATCCATAACTTATTATGTAAAGACGTTTATTGTTTAACATCTAATTTTTCTGTTGATAGTCTTGTTTGGTTCGGCAATTTGTTTTAAGTGTGTGATATGGTATGAAAAATCATATTTTGAAAATGCATCTTTGATTTTATTAGAAAGAACACTAGCTTGAACTATGAGGGGTATTCCGGTGCACACAGACTTCTGTTCGAGCTGAAGAAACTCATCCTCCATCTGGACAAATCTCTTGAGCGCGTTACTTCCGATATTGTCCCTATGCATCTTGAGGTACATATCCTTGGACGCACCATCGCTGATGTAGAAATATTTGGAACCCTCAACCTCTTCAGATTTGGTGCGAGTATCGAACATGAGTGCCAAAACTATGAGCGCTACGATAATGTAGATCATCCTTAGTATTACTGTGGAATTAATTTACAGAGGTCATCAATCTTCTGAAGAATGTTTTGGAACTTGTAGATAGAATCAACATCCGAGGGCTTAATGATCTCCAGTTCAATCTGGTAGGTCGCCTCCTCTTCAGAGTCCATATCTGCATTGTCA